ACCAATTCGCGAGACTAAAGTGACTATACCTATGTTGATCGAAGATAGATACAATACTGTTAACATGGAACACGATGGCAGACTACCACCAAAAGCTCCCGATGTTCCGGATGGATTGCCAATTATGCTAATCCTGAAGAATGCCATGACTCCTGGTGTGGAGTACCTTGAAGACCGCATACACTGGCAGCAGGTTTGTGAAGAAGTCCTTGGTGAGAAAATTGACTCTTCTGATTATGAAGATATTGACGATGACACTTGGAGAACTAGCCTGTCAAACAGACGAAAGAAAGATGAGCCTCCTGTTTTTTTGATGTGGCCCGATGGTCAGACAGTAAACATCGGAATGCATGGGTATACAAACCTATCGGATGTCTATGTACCTTTGAATTTTGAATCAGCATCCACAGCTCTTGAAGAACTATTCTGTGCACCTGGTGGTGAAGGATTGAGCACTCCTACTCCATCACACATATTACATCAGATGGTGTCCGCTGTGCTATCAAATGCAATTCCTCAGGTGTTCCGAGTCATGGTCGAGCATGGTAGATCAGACATTGTAATAATGGAACACACTGACAATAACATTAAAGATAACATTGTAATTGACATAACATCATCGATATCTTTGCTGTCAAAGAAATTGAGGCCAACAAAATATAGAGCTGATTTCATCCATCAGGCAGCTATAACAAAGTATGATTTTGCATGCTGCATGAGGAATCACCCAGACAAAAGAGTGTCTACGGCATTCATTAAGGCTTCTTTGAATTGCCTTGCATGTGAATATCCTGACTATTGGAGGAAAACAGAACCAGGCTCAAGTGCTGATCTAGAACTACAATCTAAGATCTATGAAATGCTTGCATCAATGCCACAGAGCAAAATCAAGGAGCTTGGTAAGATGTGTTATGATGCAGCAATGGATGAATGCCTTGACTTGTCGCGAGTAGCTGACTTCACTATTCCTGGTACGGGTTTTAGAGAGAAGAAGAACAAACTTGTAGACAAAATTAAAACTCTTAAACCAAGATCTAATATTGCATTCCCACCAATACCATTAGGTGAAATAAAGGGGTACACAACTGATTATGATAGCATCCAGATTGGTGATCACATATTTGAAATACCAACAAATATAGTCCATAATGAGACTACTAGAAATTATGAAATGTCTTCAGGCCTTGAACGGAAATTATTTCTCGATACATTTCCGGCAACAGGTCTAATTTCATATGATGATGCCAAAATACTTGGTGAAAAACTGGATGAGTCACCGCTACAGACATCTGGGTACTCACATCAAGGACCATGCAGTAGTTACGACTCACCAAATCCAAAGGTCTTAGAGGTTACTAATAGCATATATTCTATCAGTGCAAATGCGCAGTTTGCAGAAATAAGATCCGACATCGCCAGGATTGTTCAACAATCATCTTGGCCCAAACCTAATCAGTGGAATCAATCATGGATATATAAAAACAAAGTATGCTTATGGTACTCATCAAGAGACGCGCCACAATCACCAGATGGTTATAGAATTGACTGGTTTGCTATCTCGAAATTTGAGGTTGCTGGTTCTATACAACTAGAAACAAGGAAAGGTGAAAGGGTTTTTTTTATGGCCGCGTCAAAAGTTGAGGTCTCAAGAGATCAAACATTGTCACATGGCACCACGGAAGTTGAAGTTTACTCTGTATTCAATGCTTGATAAAGTTAGAGCGTCTAGAAGCGACATTAAAGAGGTGTATTTAGCATGGGAACGATTGTCAACCACAGTACAATCAAGTACTTGGGCTTCTGGGCTTATTTTCTTAACTTCACGTTATCTGTCAGCTTCATTGGCATCACCATCGTCACCTTTTGACAGTATGGCGGACAAGCTCGTTAATCCCGTCAATTACTCCGATGTCGCATACATAATGAGATTAAAGAAAATATTGGAGGGTTGGTCAACTCGAGATCAGTATCATGACCAATGTCCGATCCTGGGACTACCTAGAGTGTTTTCGCAAATCGAAAGTTACTGGAAAGACTGGGTTCCTTCTGATTTTGCAGATTCCCTCAAGAACATGACTGAATGTGTTAAAGATTTGTGTTCTGAGCATAGGTTGTTGATGAATACCATGGACATAAGAGTTATAGACCTGACAAAGCAATTAAATCTTCTTCACCAAAATACAATTGACACGTATGATCTGAGGCATTCACTTAGAACCAGCATGTCAATCGAGACAAATGGTAAGTTTGGATGGACTTTTATAGGAAGCTTAGCATCGGCTCATGCACTTCACCTCAAGGCTGATGCTGCCCAGTGGGATAGGAAATATGCAAGAGGCTACGTTTCAAAGAAATTGGTAGACCACCTTACTGTCCGGCATTCTGCTTATGTTGACTCATCAGGCGAGCTCCACAAAGCAACAGTGGCTGAAGCTATGGTCATGCAAGGATTTGATGACTATTGCTCAAAACTAGATCAAACCTTTCGATTTCTCTTCGTGTCACGCCCAATGTTTTTTAATCATCCAAAGCTTGGTGAAAACAAGAATCGAGAGATATCCATCACAGATACGGATTCACGCATTTCTCTAACGGATGCTGAGTTGATTTGTGGGATGTATGGTAAGGACACAGGTGTTGACTTCCTTAAAAGGTCCAGGAAAGACAAGGTGTTCTACTCAAACTGCTCTAGAGTGCTACTAAACGGTGGAGTCATACAAAGCTCAGATGCCAAGCGATATGGGCCCATGATGTCAAATTTTGCAATTGCCATCATGCTACTTCTACTTGGATCATATTCAATGCACCTTAAATGGGCTGCAGTTGTTTATGCTAGACTGGCTTTCAGACAAATGTTGCTACCTCTAAATATAATTCCAATACTGGAACGTCAAATATTATATGATGATACAAGAGAAAGCGCATCGAGCACGCTTTCCTGGCTACGGTCTCTGCCTAACTCTGTCAAGGATTCAGAAACTCAGTATGTATGGTACTGTGATGCTCACCACATGGGTCAGGGCATGTCACATCATAGTAGTTCACTGCTCCATGCCGGTGCATTGGTGTTAATAAAGGATTCAACTGACCTGGCAATAGTGATGATACATGGGAAACAATGCCAATATCACACAAATATAATGGTAACATCAGATGACAGCACAATTATGACCCAGCCAGTTTGTCTTAATCAAGACAAGTTCCTAACAAGGGCTGAAAAGCAGAGAGCAGGCCATATGTATATGTCAGTGTTTAGATCAATGAGGCCTATAGGTTTACGCATGGTATCAGTTACACCCAACTTGCCCAAAGAAGTTGTTGCTTCAGATAAAGGTGAATTCAATTCAAATGATAGTGGCATAGGTTCATCATGTCCTATATTGGGCTTCAGAGAAGGCACTTCACTCTTGGTACCACCTAGCAGCCCATCACTTATTGGTGATTATTTGAATGCACATGCCAATGCGAGATCGGTTGCTTTTGCAGGTCAAGGATTGGATACAGCAAATTTTTTCCATGCACTGTCAATTGATGCCATCGAAGAACGTTGGAAAATCAAGCATGATGAAAAGGAGAAGCTTCTATCAATGCAAATAATACCAAACCAGCTCATCA